CTTAACATCGTCAACAGATTCAGGAAGAACACCAATTCAAATTATGTCGCCGTAAAGAAGGGACTTAAACACCGGCGCAACTCTCTTGCAGATGTCGTGCCCAAGGTCAGGAAAAGACTGTCCTATGACAGGTTCCTGGAGTGGTACAAGCTGGCTTATTCAGACAATCAGGATGAATCCGACAGAGCTCTCAGATATGCAAGAGAGGTGCTGGCTGTATAAGGTGGGAATATCCGCCAAGGAACTGCTGACGTGGTTCCAGGGCGCGTTGAGAACGGAGCGCAGACTGCCATCCGGTTTTCCCAAGCAGAAGTTGACCGCGCAATGGGATATAAAACAGGATGACTGGTATGGATACGGCTGGAATAAAGTTTCGATGAGCATCCCCCCCTCCCCGAGATCTGTCAGTCAGATGATGTTCTGTTATGAATTGTTGTGGACTTTGAAAAAGGAGGAGGATCGCAGACTTCTTCTGTGCCGCGCCGGCAACGTTCCCTGGAAACAAATATGTCATCGCCTGGGAAAGCATCGCAGCACGCTCGACAGGCAGCTCTCCGTCATCTTGCTGCGCTTGATTGACGAGATAAGAAAAAATAAAAAGTATAGACAAACGCTACAAAAAATATTATCCCATGGGGTATCATAGCATAACGTATGTTCTGCCGTGGTATCAGTATTTCTTGGTCTGTTGATCGTGGAGATGAATGACCATGGTCGGCAGACCATCAAAGAAAATAATCTGCGGTGCGAGAAGGAAGTATGACGGCAACCCCTGTCAATGCAAGGCATTGCCAAGCGGTCGCTGCAAGTTCCATGGCGGCATGAGCACCGGACAACAAACGCTTCAAGGCAGAATAAAGGCGTTGAAGAACTTACTGCCATTCAAACATTACAGCGATGAACAAATTAAACAAATCATTAAAAGAAAAAACATTAGAACTGCTCCAGTTGGGAGAGCCTCTGACGAAGATTTCAAAGAGGAGGGGAATGCCATCACTCTCGACCATTTACAGAGCGATGAGGGATGATGAGGATTTCAACAAGCAGATGACGACAGCCAGGATCAACGGAGCGCACACCTGGGGTGACAAGGCGATTGAGATACTGGAGAAGAACTATTCACCACAGGAGATGAGCATTGTCAGGGAGAAGCTGATACACATCAGATGGCTGATGTCCAAGCTCATACCGAACTACAATGACAAGCTGATCAACGAGCACAAGGGTGACCAGAAGATCACGTTTAGCTGGGAAGATCCAACTCAAAAGAACAATGACACGAACCTCACGCACACATTGAGAAGTTCTAAAACAATCCAGCAGCTCCCGCGTTCTGATCCGGACAAGCATCCGGACACCACCTGATTTTTCTTTGTTTTCTTTGCTTCGTTCCTAGCTTTAGGAACTGGATCGATAATAAATTGAGCGGTGGTTGAAAAAAAATAATTATTAAAGGAAAGGAACCTCTCTTTTTTGGGAAACGAACCCCCGGTACCCCCTAGAAATGTGGGAGCGGGTAGTAGCGATAATAGACTCCCGACTTGGAGCCACAACCATGGATGAACAGATAGAAGATTTCAACGAGAGAATTTTTTGCATTCTTTCAACGGAGAAAAAAAAGAAAAAAATTACAGTGGATTTCATCGGATTCAACGATCAGGATGAGATGAACTGTTTCAAGGACTTCATCGCGCTCACTTTGAGCATTAATCAATTCAATAAAAATAATATTGTTGACCGTGACATGGGCAGCAAGCTGGTGCACTGATGCACATCAGGATTCCTTATTCTCCGAGAAGGCAGCAGCGTGAAATACACGAAGCTCTGGACAAGCACCGATTCGCCGTTCTCTTGTGCCACAGGAGGTTCGGCAAGAGTTACCTCTCGCTGCATCACTTGATCAGGCACGCGTTTCGCAATCCATTGCCGCATCCGCGGTATGCGTACATCGCGCCGACATTCAAGCAAGGAAAGAGCATTGCCTTTGATTACTTGATACAATTCACGAAAAACATTCCGGGAGTGAAGGTGAACGCCTCGGAGCTGAAGGTTGATCTTCCGAACGGTGCCAGGATAACGATCCTGTCCGGGGAGGTTGGTGAATCCATCCGTGGAAATTATTTTGATTTTTGCGTGATTGATGAGGCTGCGGACATGGAGGAGAAGGTTTTCACTTCCATCATTCTGCCGGCGCTCGCTGACAGGAAGGGTGGCTGTTTGATATTGGGGACTCCGAAGGGAACCAATAATTTTTTTTATAATATTTACAAGAAGGCGTGCGTTGATCCCGCCTGGTACGTCAAGGTGTATAAGGTTTCAGAGACGAAAATTCTGGATGAGGAGGAGCTGAAGCAGCTCCGCGACACCATGTCGGAGGATGAATACCGCCAGGAGCTTGAGTGTGATTTTTCAGCCGCCATATCCGGAAGCGTTTACGGAAGGCAGATGGAGAGGATGGAGGATGATGGAAGAATTACAAAAGTTCCTTATGATCCCGGATTCAAGATCAACACCGCCTGGGATCTGGGGATTGGAGATGCGACCAGTATCATTTTTTACTACACCTCCGGAAGAGCGACTTACATTTGTGATTATTATGAAACGGCGGATGAAGGCTTGCCTCACTTCGCGAAAATTTTAAAAAAAAAGGCGGATGAGATGGGATACTATTACGGGGATCACATGGCTCCGCACGACATAGAACAACGGGATTTTTCAAACGGTGTCAGCAGAAGGGAGACAGCCTATGAACTGGGCATTCGTTTCCGCGTGGCACCCAAGCTGTCCCTGGAGGATGGCTTGCACGCCGCTTCAATGAGGATGAACACCGTATGGATTGACCGGGAGAAATGTGAACGGTTGATCGATGCGCTGCGGCACTATCACCGAAAGTACAATCCGGCGTTAAAGGTGCTGGGAAAACCGACACACGATTGGAGCTCCCACGCCGCTGATGCGTTCAGAACGATGAGCATCGCCATGGATCAGGGAATAGGGGAGCGCAAGGCACCCCAGCAAATCGCGGACAACAATTATAATCCGCTTCAAACAGCATTAGGAGTTATGTAATGGGTTTTTTAAAACCAAAGATCGTCATGCCACCACCACTCCCGGAGCCGGAACCTTTGCCGGTTGCTCCGACCATGGAGGATCCGGAGGTAGCGGCGGCTGGTGAGGCTGCTGTGGCGGCGGTCAAGGAAAAGACGGGAAGGAAGAAAACGATTCTCACCTCCCCGCAAGGAATATTAGAGGAAGAAGAATCATACAAACCATCTTTATTGAGTTGATCATGGGAGCGATAATAAAACCATTTATACCAAAACCAAGACCGGCACCGACACCAGTGCCGAAGGTGAGGGATGTTAAATCAGCATCCTCTGATCCGGGAGCGGTGAATTTTAATCCTAATCTCACGCCATCCGTTTCACCCGACACCGATGTGGTGAATGAAGGCGTGAAAAAAGTCATGAAAAAAGGGGAGGCATCCGCCCAGGCATCAACAATCGTGACGGGGGTCATGGGGGACATATCCAAGCCGAAATTTTTTAAGCCATTGCTGGGAGGAGGCTCTTAATGGGGTCATCAGTAAGCAGCAACACGGACAGCGGAAGTTATTCCGGTGGAAACGGCGGCTCTGGAGGCGGCGGTCATGATGACAGCGCGCACCAGGAAAGACAGGCAAAATTAGATAAGAAAGCCAGGGAGCTGGAGGCGAAGGCGAAAAGGGATAAGAGATACGCCGATGCAGCCGAGCGCTTGAGGAAAAAACAGGAAAACGAGGCGGCGAAGTTCACAGGCTCCAAGGGGGTGGATAAGATTTCAGCGGCGATCAACGCGGCGCAGTCAAGCGATCCGTCAAGAATGCAAGCATCACAGGATGTGGCGATCGTCAGGTCGAATATTGCAAAACTTCCTGGCATGGCGGCAACGGACAGCAGCGGAAAGATACTGCGAAGCTCAAGCGGCGCAGCCATCCTGACATCCGCGGGTCAGCGCATGCTGGATGAAAAAGGATACAAGTACGGTGACACGGGAACCATAAAGGCGACCGCGGCACAGGAAATTTCACAAATGAAGTTCAAATCTTCCATAGCGCCGGCGATCATGAAACCATTCGCGGAAAAATTGTTCAATCCTTCAACGGTGCTGGCGAGCAGTTATCAAAGCGGAAATATGAAGGAAAGAAAAAAAATTGAAAAGGACTTAAAGCTGGGTGATAAGAAAATTACAGGCACGCCGAAGGGACATGAATCGGTGTTGCAGAAAAATTTATTATTGTCCGGGAAAGACCGCAAGGCGTTTCTGATGGGGGAGACGGATAAATTATTAAAAGGAAATTTAGGTGATTAATGGCGACAAATAAAGCAAAAGAATTATTAGACCGGTACGGCAAGTTGAAAGTGATGCGCGGCACCTGGGAGAGTCATTGGCAAGAGATCGGTGACTATGTATTGCCGCGAAGAGCTGATGTCACGAAGAAACAGGCTAAAGGATCAAAGAGAACGGAGTTGGTGTATGATGGAACCGCAATTCATGCCGCCGAACTATTGGCATCTTCTCTGCACGGAATGCTGACGAACGCGGCTTCGCCGTGGTTCTCACTGCAATTCAAGGATCCGATGCTGCAAGGGGATGATGCCATTAACGAATGGCTGGAGGAATGCACCAGGCAGATGTACCAGGCGTTCAACCGCTCCAATTTTCAGCAAGAGATCCATGAAATGTATTTGGATCTCATCGCTTTCGGCACGGGTTGCATGTTTGTGGAACGAAGCGACCAGGAGCAGTTGCGATTTTCAACAAGGCATATTTCAGAAATATTCATTCAGGAGAATGAGCGAGGCGTGGTTGACACGGTTTTTCGCAAATTTAAGATGTCCGCGAGAGCCGCCTTCAACATGTTTGGAGCGGCGACACAGGAGATAAAAAAAATATCAGAGGAGAATCCCTATCAGGAACTGGAGTTTCTGCATTGTGTCATGCCGCGTGATAAGCGCGATGTGAAAAAAATTGATGATGTCAACAAGCCTTTCTCTTCCATTTATTTGACGATTGATGGAAAAATGCTGGGTGAGGGGGGATTCAATGAATTTCCGTATGTGGTTCCGCGTTTTGTGAAATCAAGCGTGGAGGTATATGGAAGATCACCATCCATGACGGCGTTGCCGGACATTAAGATGTTGAACAAGATGTCGGAGACAATGATCCGCGCGGCTCAAAAAACCATTGACCCGCCGCTCCTTGTTCCTGATGACGGTTTCATCATGCCGATCAAGACCATTCCCGGAGGATTGAATTTTTATCGATCGGGTTCCAGGGATCGAATTGAACCATTGAACATCGGCGCGAACTTTCCTTTTGGTTTGGAATATGAAAATCAAAGACGGGAGGCGATCCGCCAGGCGTATTTTGTTGATCAACTGTTGATGGCGCAGAATGTGACCATGACCGCAACGGAAGTCTTACAGCGTAATGAAGAAAAGATGCGATTGCTGGCACCGGTTCTGGGAAGGCTGCAATCAGAAATGTTGCAACCCCTCATTGACAGGACTTTTAACATTTTATTGCGTGATGGAATTTTACCGGCACCGCCTCCGACATTGCAAGGATTGGACATTGACATTGAGTATGTATCACCGCTTGCAAGAGCGCAGAGACAGGGTGATGTCAATGCGATGATGAGAGCGTTGGAAATCATCATGCCGCTTAACCAGGTGGCTCCGATGCTGGATTATGTGGACACCGACAACTTGGTGAAACACATCGCTGAAATATTAGGCGTTCCAAGCAAGGTCATTCGTTCAGACGGGGAGGTTCAAGAATTACGAAATCAAAGAGCACAGCAGCAACAGGCGGCGGCGCAAGCCGAAGCCGCGAGAGCTGATGCACAGGCAGCCGGACAGGCGGCTCCGATGGTGAAAGCGGTCGGAGGCTTGGGTGGCTGATCAAGTACCGAAGGAATTATTGCAGATCATTGATCTGTATAAGCAAACATTCAACACGGATGGCGGAAAAAAAGTTTTAATTGATCTGCGTTCGCGTTGTTATGGAAATCGCAGCACGTTTGATAAAGATGCGAACACTGCTGCGTTCAATGAAGGACAGCGTAACGTCATCCTACACATTGAGAATTTTTTAAACTTTAAATTAAGGAAAGAGTAAAACATGGCTGACACACAGGTAGCGGAAGAGCAAGTATCTCAACCGTCTGTAAGCGAAGCTCCGGTTGAAACAAATTGGAAGGATAGTTTATCAGATGATATAAGAGATGATACTTCTCTCAAAGACATACATGATGTAAATTCCCTGGCGAAGGGATACGTTCATGCGCAAGGAATGGTGGGCAAGGATAAGATTGCCTTACCGGGAAAATACGGAACCGAGGAGGACTGGAACCAGGTTTATAGCAAGCTCGGCAGACCGGAGACTTCGGATGGATATGAGTTTGAATATAAACTTCCCGAAGGGGATGACGGTTCAAACTTGAACGCTTTTAAAGAAGTATCACATAAGTTAGGTTTGCTTCCGCAGCAAGCGCAAGGCATTTTACAATTCTATGATGAATTGAACGCGGCGGTTGTTAATGAGGCGGAAATAACTTTAAATGACAACAGGGAAGGCGTTGTCAAGGATTTACAAAAAGAGTTTGGCAAGGCAACGGACAGTAAAATTCAACTGGCTGAACGCGTTGCCAAGCAGTTTGCAAATCCGGAAATTTTTGAAACAAAGTTGGCGGATGGTACGCCTTTAGGAAACCACCCGGCGATCATTCGCGCGTTCATTAAAATCGGGGAGGCTATTTCAGAAGATAAACTTCAGGGAGCTCCGCAAGAAAACATAATGACACCGAATGTGGCGCAAAAGGAAATTGATGCGTTAATGAACAAAGGACAACCGTACTGGGATAAAAATCATCCCAATCATCAACGCGCCGTTGATGAGGTTGCTCGTTTGATGGAATTAACGGTAACGGGATAACCGATAGAAATATTGGTTCATGGAGTAGCCTTCGGGTTCCATTGACATGATGAAAGCATCACGATGACTAATCGTTAAATACAGATTAAGTCTATAGAGATAGGGAGCTTATCGTTTTAATTTTTTCACTAATGGAGGACAATTATGTCAAGTGAAATTACCACGGCTTTTGTACAGCAATATTCAAATAATGTACAACTGCTAGCACAACAAATGGGTAGCCGTTTGCGTGAAGCTGTGGATGTGGAATCTGTGACCGGGAAGAATGCTTATTTCGACCAAGTCGGAGCGACAAGTGCCCAGGTCAGGTCAAGTAGACACGCAGACACTCCACAGATTGATACTCCTCATTCAAGAAGAAGGGTGTCATTGGCTGACTACGAATGGGCTGATCTCATAGATGATCAGGACAAAGTAAGAATGCTGATTGATCCTACTTCAACTTATGCCAAAGCAGCAGCAGCGGCAATGGGAAGATCAATTGATGACGTTATCATCACAGCATTTAATGCGACTGCCTATACGGGAGAAACTGGATCGACATCCACGGCACTCCCCAGCACTCAAAAATATGCAACATCAGATCAATCCACTGGATTGAACATTGCAAAACTTTTGGATGCGAAGAAGAAACTGGATCTCAAAGATGTAGATCCATCACTAAAAAGATATGTAGTGTGTGGAGCAACCCAAATAGAGGATTTGCTTAACACTACAGAGGTTAAGAACTCTGATTATAATACCGTGAAGGCTTTAGCAATGGGTCAAGTTGATTCATTCCTTGGTTTCAAGTTTATTATGTCAAACAGGCTTAATCTTGACTCAACCTATACGGATGACAGGCTATGTTTCGCTTTCACCGAGGATGCGAT